ACTGAAGGTTAAATTGAACCTTTGCATACAAACCGCCAATTCCAGCATTTTTCATTTTTGCTGGGAGACGTGGGTCGCCTGGTGGAACTTCGTACATCTCAAGGACTTTTCCAATTGGGTCATTCCAACTGTGAGCCCATACAACTCTTGGCTTACGACGGGTGAGGCTCTTGGCAAACGCACCAGTTACAACGATGTCACCAACTGAGTCCTTGTTGCCAATTCCTGCAACGAAACATTCGACAATTCCTTGCAGTTCGTCAAGAGCGATTGCTCCGCTAGCTGCTGATTTGAATTCAAATTGTTCGTTCATTTTCCACCAATCAAATAGAGTGTTTAAATCATAAGACACTTATTTGATTGGGGACTGCAACTAATCGCCAAAAAGTTTATGTTTCACTATTTATATATAGTGAAACTAGTAAATTGAATTCCAAGCATCGTTTGTCTCTTCAAAAGCAACTTCATGACGAACTTTTCCATGAAGGTTGGCGTACATCTCAATAATGTCCCTCTTCAGCGACTCATGTCGGGCTTCTTCGCCTGGAGTGTTGACTGCATTGATGATTGCATTCTTTACTTGACCAAACATGTCGGAGTTAAGTTGCTTGATGTTTTCAATATGTCGGTAGACCTTGACATTGATTTCAAGTTCGTTCCATGTTGCATTAGGTTGCTTTACTTCAATGGCATCTTTAACGATTGCTGATAGCACTGGCTTGATGTCTTCCTCTAGTTGTCTGTTCCATACATCTGGACTGAGGATTGATTCGGCTTCAAGAGTTCCAGCAAATAGTGCCTTGCGTGATTTGACTCCATTTGCCTTTTCCATCACGACTCGTTGCTGTCTTTCCAGAACACGCTCAAGTGAGCGGTCTAGGATTTCAACCCATCTATCCATCGTCCTTGCAGGCTCTTCTGATTTGTAACTCATCACTGAACTAGCAGAAGCCATTCCCTCTGGGAGTGGGGCAGTTGCTGTCTCGGGAGCGCCAAGTGGTGGGGACATTTCCCCTGGGGGTGCACCAGCGCCACTAGTTGCAGCAGCCAAAGCACCAGCCATAGTGTTCGGGTCAAGACCTGATGGTGGAGCGCCCTCAACCGGTGGCATACCTGGAGGCATTGCACCCTCTGGCCCTGGTGGCATTCCTGGAGCACCAGGTGCGGCACCAGCCATCATTGGTGGCTCTTCCATCTTCTTCTTTGTGTTGGCGATTGGTGTGAGGTTTGGATTCATCAACAATGAGTCAGCCAAGTCTGCATCAACCTCTTTGCGACCGCTCATCATTCGGTATTCGTTAACGCTGATGAGACCCTGCGAGAGTTCGTCTTTCAAATATCTTTCGCGCTCTTGCTTGTAGAGCATAAGAACTGGAACAAGGCTTGTGTCAAAGTCAATGTAATGAACATCATCAAGTTCGTCAAGGGCACGAGCAATCGGTTCTAGGTGGGGAAGCATTGTCTCGGTCCAGAACACACGAATTTCTTCGCTTGCATTACTGAAGGTTCTTCCAGCCGCATTGCCGATTACCGTCTCTGGGACGCCGAATGCTGCAAGAATTTCTTCTTTCGTAATTTGTCGCATTTGAATATAGGCGGCATCACGTGGGCTTGCGGAAACATCAACAAAGTCAACGCCATCGTCGGCAGACAGGACCGTAGTTCTTCCGGTGGTAGCGAGATTGCCTCTAAACCTGTTCTTTAGTTCTTCCTTGTCGTCATCATCAATTTCGCCCTTAACTACAAGAAGGCTTCCTGGTCGACCATCATTCATCAAAAAGTTTCTGTTATATAGTTTTGCAAAGTTTTCAATTTCAATTGCAATACCGGCTGATTCCATTGGCGTTAATGACAGGTAAGGGTCAAGTGGGTGTGGTCTTCTAACCCAGACAACATCCTCTGGTTTGAGGATTACTGGCTCACCGTTTGGCATCATCACCTCGTACCCAGAAACAAATTTCTTTGGGTCTGGGATTGGAGAAGTTGCTTGAGGCGGGAGAAGGTTTAGACCAATAATGTCGCCGTTCCTGCCTCTCACCTTTTCAATGAATGCTCCACGGGTTCCAAGAAGTAACTGTGATGAAAGCCTGTAGCGAAAGATAAACGAGTTTTCACCGATGTTGGATTTAGTGTTTAATACTTGAAGAAGTGTTGAGTCTTCTGCTTTTCTACCAACAATGACTTCACCGTCCGGTGAATTGTCTTTACGGAGAATAATTGGGAGTCTTGCTTGGTTCCCAGCGATTACGTCAATACACCTAGCCACCCATGTGACTCGCTGCATTCCTTCTCTGTAGGCTCGCTCAATGTCCCAAGAATCCTTGTATGGCTTACCAACGAAAGATGAGTCATTGGCTATGGGCGCGCCGGGTCCAATCCCCTTGGAGTTGATATTATTGAGGGCTTTATTTGAGCCTGTGTTCCATGCCATATTTATTCAAGACCTAACAAGAATCCGACTATTCCACATGCCAAACCTGCAACTATCAATCCAGCTGGAGGGAATATTAAACCAGCACCGATTGCCGTTAACAGTATAAATGAAATCATTAAAAAATTAGCGATATAACCACGGTTTATTAAAGCAAGTTTAATTTTAGCAAATATTCTTTTCATGCGCACCGTCCTACATTACCCGATTAATGTGTTCTAATCTAGAACAACAATTTTTATTTGGAGATTACATGCCTGACTGGGTTGAAATTCTTGAGTACCTTGAACCGAAGGAACCACTGTATTGCCCAGAAGAAGGTTCCTTAAACCAAAGAGCATTCCTTAGATACTATGGGCTAGAAGCGCTCTTTGGTGGAGCAGCGGGTGGAGGAAAGTCTTCAGCATTGTTGATGGCAGCACTTCAGTATGTAGACATTCCTGGATATTCAGCAATTCTTTTTCGTAGAACATTTGCCGACTTGTCGCTTCCTGGAGCGTTGATGGACCGTTTCAAAGCATGGATTGCAAATTACGACGATATTCACTGGAATAACAACAGTTTTCAAGCAACCTTCCCATCTGGGGCAAGAATCTCATTTGGTTATCTAAACAATACTGGCGACTACCTTCGTTATAAAGGTTCCGAATTCCAATTCATCGGAATGGATGAGGTTACGGAAATACGTGAATCCGACTATCGCTACTTGTTCTCTCGTCTTCGCCGTCCTGCTGGTGGACCACTTTCTCAGGTTCCATTAAGAATGAGGTCAGCCTCAAACCCTGCCCCAAACTGGGTTCGCCAAAGATTTATCATTGAGGGAAAAAAGGAGGGAAGAATCTTCGTACCCTCCAAGCTGACCGACAACCCAGGAATTGATGCCGCATCATACCGACAAGCACTTTCCGCTCTTGACCCAGTTGAAAGACGAAGACTTGAAGAGGGCGACTGGTGGGCAACCACTCTGGGTAGCCTCTTTGACAGAACCTCAATGGTGCTTATTGATGAGGGGGATATCCCTCAAATCACCTCAGCGGCCAGAGTCGTCAGATTTTGGGACTTGGCGGCAACCGAGCCATCTTCCAGCAACCCAAACCCCGACTGGACGGTTGGGACTCTTATGATGTTTGACGGCGGTGTTGCCTACATCCTTGATGTGAAGAGAGCACGGGTCAGGGGCGAGAAGGTTGAAGCCCTAATCTCACAAACCGCCTACGAGGATGGGAAAATGGTGGCAATTAGAATGGAGCAAGAACCAGGCTCATCTGGAATAGCCCTTGTTGACCAATATGCCCGATATGTCCTTCCTGGTCATGACTTTCAAGGCTTGAGGGCAACTGGAGACAAGCTAACCAGAGCCAGACCATTTGCTGCAGCGGTGGCTAATGGAAACGTTCGAGTGATGCGAGGTGCATGGCTGACTGCTTGGCTTGACGAATTGTCCTCATTCCCTGAAGCCGCAGACCACGATGACCAAGTTGACTCTGCAGTTGGGGCTTTTACATTTTTAACTGGCTTGGGGTTGCCTCAGAGGAAAAGAGTCAGTATCATCGCTTAGGTACTAATAGCCACTCTTACTAAAAGGAGCAATGTGGACCTACACCATGCAGTTGCCAGTTTGGGCAAAGCCGTCACAGAATTAAATGAGTTAATTGAAAAAGAATTCTCTGACTCACCAGACATGGAACCAAAAATGTTTAACGAGTATGCCGAGGCGCTGATTGAACTTCATTCAGTCAAGGCAGAACTGAAGGTTGTTTATGATTCCTTCGCATGGAAAATCCAACCACGGATTGACGACTACGAACCACTCACACTGGGTAACGGACTTATTGAAAAGAGTTACAACACGCGTCGCACTGGTTGGCAGCACAAGGATTTGGCTAATGCAGTCGCTCAACGGATTTCTTCAATGGCCATTGATATGGATACTGGAGAAGTAAAAGCAAGCACAGAAGAAATGATTACAAAACTGCTTGACTACATTCAGCCAAACTACTGGAAGGTCGGGGAGTTAAGAAAGATTGGTTTAAACGCAGACAACTATTGCGAAACCGGTGATACAAGAATAAGCCTTATTATCCGAAAGGGAAAGCAGGAAGAATCAAATGACTACGACGAATAACACATACCAAAACCTATCCGAACCATTTCCACAGGAGATGGAGCGCACCCTAAACAAGGGTGGAGCAAGCCTTACGTACATCCCCGTCAGCGAAGTCCTCAACAGGATGAACAAAGTCCTCGGTGTCGAGGAGTGGTCGTTCTCAATCAAGAAGTGGGAACAACTCGGAACCTCAATCGTTGCCCATGTTGTGGTCAATGCAAACATCAACGGAAAAGTTGTTTCACGTGATGGTGTTGGTGGGCAAAAGATTAAAATCAATAAGCAGGGCGAGCCAGTAGACATTGGCGATGAAGTCAAAGGTGCTGTTTCCGATGCTTTGAAAAAAGCGGTACAGACTCTTGGTGTTGGTCTTTATCTTGCCCGTAGCGAAGAAGCAATGGAGATTGAACAAGTGATGGATGCTCCTGCACCGTCAGCGGTTGAGGTAGAGAACTTCAGCAAACTTGTTGGCATCACGAAGGCATTCTCTGATGAGCAAAAGCTCACATTGAACCAGCGATGGGTAAAAATTGCTGGTGACACACCAAAGCCACGCAAGGCTGGAGATGTATCTTCCGACTTACTTGAACAACTACTCACCGAAGCAGTTTCCGTATCGTTTAATGCAACTGCCATCTAACGATGGAGGGGTAATAGTCCCTCCTCCGTATCTTTCGGCATCATCAATTGCAACATGGAAGCAATGTCCACTTAGGTACAAACTAAGTCGCATTGACAAAGTCCCAGAGGGCACTAGCGAAGCTTTGTTGATGGGCTCGTTCGTGCACGAGGTTCTTGAACACTTGTACAAGCAACCTGCCGCCGAAAGAACACTGCTCAATGCAAAACAAATTTCTTCTTATATTTGGTCTGCAAATAACTGGCAACAGCAAGTTGAGCAAATCATCCATACGGAGCAGGGCATAAGACAGCTCAGATGGAACTCTTGGTGGTGTATTGAAAACCTTTGGATAATTGAAGACCCAATGCACATTGAGCCGAGTGGAGTTGAGAACGAGGTCGGTGGCGAGATTGCTACTGGTGTTGTTCTTAAGGGTTTTATTGACCGCTATTCAGTTTCTGAAAACGGTGGTTTGAAAATCTCTGACTACAAAACCGGCAAAGCCCCAAAAATGAAAAAGTGGCTTGAGGAAAAATGGTATCAACTTTCAATTTATGCAATGTTGCTTGGTGAGGAATTACAGAAACCAATTGACGAACTTGAATTGATATTCCTCAAAGAGGCTATAAAATTTACACACAAGCCAACGCCGGAAGACATCGAAGAAGTCAAGCAAGACATCATAAAAACACATAAAGAGATTACCGAAGCATGTGCTAGTGCGGAGTTTGAAACCAAGGTTGGAAAACTCTGCGACTGGTGCTCGTATCAGGGAATATGCCCAGCATGGGTTGGGAAGAAGAGAGGCAAGAGATGGTAATTGATAACGACACATTTGCGAAAATGGTTGCAGAGGAAGTTAAGAACAAACTCTCCCCATCACAAAGAAACACCCTCTTGGAGCAACATAACTGGGATAGGTGGCAGAGTGCATTGGTTGCTCTTGCAGACAACCTCAACAATCAAATTATGTCAATTGAGGCCGACTCCGAAGCAGATACCAATAGGTATTCGTCTTTCGGGAATGATGGCTCAAAGTTGATTGAGGCATCTGAAACTGCATACACCAATCGCAAGAGAAAAATTGAACGGTTCAAATTCCATGTTGAGCGACGTCTTGATGATGTAACAAAGATGATTGAAACTGGAGCGGTTACCGAGAGCAATGGATGGGAAGAGGTTTCGTTCTATCGGAGAGCCATTGTTCAGCATCGTTTGATGCTCCAAGAATATGCCCTTGAAGAAACCTCAATTGATAGAGCACTTTGGGCCGCACTGGACAAGAGGTGGGAATTTGACAAAGTTGATTTGTCGTCAATATGATTCGGAAGCGAAGTGCAAAAAAGGAAGCAGAATACAAACTCCGTAGACCTTTTGTTGAAGAGATACTAACGAAATATCCAGCATGTCAAGCCTGTCCAGTATTTGCAGAACATGACGAAAAGAAAACTTATGTTAGAAACCGCTCGACCGATGTACATGAATTGATTCGTCGTTCACAGGGTGGCTCAATACTTGACCCAGACAATGTTCTGGCTGTCTGCAGACCTTGCCATACAAGAATCGGTAATTATCCACAACTTGCTTTTGACCTTGGTTTGGCGAAGCATGGGTGGGAGCGGTGATATATCTTAAACTTTTTTAATACTTGCATTAATATATTTTTCACTAAATGTAAACTGGGTTTCCTTAGGACCGTTATAGGTGCGAAAGTCGGGTGGGGAGACTCACTCGGCTTTTGCATGTTAACCGTTATGCTCTAGTTGATGAAAATCCTTGCGCTTGACCTCTCGCTTACCTCTACTGGGTATTGCCATGATGGGCAAACCGGAGTCATTGCACTCAAGACGACTGGTGCGGAAAGACTTTCCCAGATTAAAAAAGAAGTTGAGTCACTAGCGCTCAAGTTTTCTATCAATGGCGTTGTTATGGAGGGTTATTCATTTGCTTCTCGCCACTCCCAAGCCCACTCAATAGGGGAGCTTGGTGGGGTTATTAGGCTTTTACTTTGGGAATCAGGAATCCCATACGTACTCATCCCGCCCACCTGCCGTGCAAAATTCGCAACAGGGAAGGGTAATGCATCCAAGAACGAGGTTGTTTCTGCAGTTTCTGCCAGAACTGGAATCGTATGGAGCAACCCAGGTGCAGACGACAAATGCGATGCTTGGATTCTTGACGAAATGGTTAAAACTAATTTTGGATTGAGCGAGATTGATTGGCCGCAAGTGAATAAAGATGCATTAAAGACTGTAGATTGGTCACCACTCGAATTACTACGAAAGGACTAACCGACTTGAGAAGTTCACCAATCAGTCAGGTTGAAATTGAAGAAGAATTATTGCGCCTTCTTGAATTATTAGAAGAACACACCGAGGCATTTGAAACACTTGCTGAAGACAATGCAAAAAAAGAAGCAAGGATGAAGGCTGAATGGGCAAAGGAATATCTTTCAGCCAAAGGCTCAATCAAGGAGCGCGAAGCTTGGGCGGACTATAAGCTTGCTGACCAAGAATTTGAAGCAAAAGTCGCAGAAGCATTGGTTAAGGCCAAGAGAGAAAAACTACTTTCGCTTCGCACATCAATTGATGCATTGCGCACCCTGAATGCCAATGTGAGGAGTCAGGTGTGAGTTACATTCATAAATCACTCCAGGGTTCCGCCGTCAACATTGACACTCTTGTCCACTTGGAGAACAACCCAAGACGTGGCGATGTTGATGCAATCATGTCTTCATATAGGGAGTTTGGGCAAATGAAGCCAATCGTTGCTCGCAAGAATGATGATGGAACAGCAACCGTAATTGCTGGCAACCACCAACTTGAGGCTGCCATTCGTCTTGGCTGGAAAGAGATTGCATGTGTCTACATTGACGGCGATGAGGCAAGGTCTATTGCCTATGCGATTGCCGACAACAGAACAATGGAGCTTGGAAAAACAGATGAGAGAATCTTGTCTGAACTTCTTCTGCAAATTAATGACGAGTATTCAGACCTAATTGATGACCTCGGATGGGATGAATTTGAGATTGCCGCTATTGAAGAGTTTTCAAACATAGAAGAAAGCGAATTAGCGACCAGCACATCATTCACTCCTCCTGTTATGAATCAAACTCCGGTTTCCCAGTTGGTAAAAGAACTAAGAGAAGACGGAGAACTGCATGCAAACGATGATGTTGACCATAGCGAATTAGCTATAAAGGGAAGCACTGCGGCAACTGGTTCAAAGTCGGCAAACGCGATAGTCCAATACACAATCGTCTTTGACTCAGTCCAACAGCAGTCACGCTGGTATGACTTTATTAGGTGGCTCCGAAGCAATCCAAGCATTGATGGGAACACCACTTCCGAAAGACTGATGAACTTTATTGACGAGCATTGCGAGATATAGGAATTTTGTGAGTGACACAGATAAAGATTTTCGTATAGCAGAGCTTATTCATGAATCTGCTTACCACCAATTAAAGGCAAATCGCTTGGGTCGAGAAGTTGTAGAACTTAAAAAAGAAATTTTAAGACTTGAAGACGAAATAGAAAAATTAAAAACAAACTAGAAATGCTGATTGGGGACAAGGTGTCACAAAAGGGAACAATTGGACAAATTACTAGAGCTGGGAAAACAGAAGATTGTGTTTATGTAATCTGGCAGACACGAGACCCAGTTAATACATGGTATGTAAACATCCAAGTTAATGGCAAGCTTGCGAGATGCAAACTCCTGTCATTGATTGACAGAAGACCACATGAGATAAACAATGGATTTACCCAAGATGCATGGTCTTTTGAAATTATTGACGATAAAACTTTCTACAAAATCGCCAGTGGTGGCTTACCAATTCCACCACGAGACCTATAAATAGACAGGAGGGGCAAATGTGGTGGAGTCCTTGGGCACTTCTTGTTGACCTTGATAGTGTAAAAATTGATGAAAAAATTAAACTAAAAGCAACTAAGTTGCGTGAAGAGTGCAAATCATTATTAAATCAAAGTAAAGCAGTTACTGATAAATGGAAGATAATCGATAATACAGTTGTCATTTTGCAAACTGACAAAATTAAAAATGACGAAATTATGGTTCAGTATAAAAAAACCATGTTGAAACTGCAAAAACTCTTAAGTCCATGGCATGGAAAGCTAAGCCGATAAATCATGACTAGACAACGATTATTTTTAGATATGAGTTGTGTTGATGCCGCCCGTGCACGAATAAGACATGTTTACGACACATTTGACACTGTTTGTATTCAGTTCTCTGGTGGTAAAGACTCAACTGCAGTTCTGTATCTAGCGAAAGAAATACATGAGGAACGTGGGCTTGGTCCAGTAAAGGTTATTTTCCGTGACGAGGAAATGGTCAGCCCGTTAGTCATTGATTATGTTATGAAGATTCGTGACTACGACTGGGTTGACATGGAATGGTATTGCCTCCCATATGGGGCAGAAGTCTGGATTCTTGGTCGGCGAGAATCTGCAATCCTTTGGAGCCAACGACGCAAAGACCTTGGCGAGTGGGTCAGACCAATGCCAGATTTTGCCATCAATGCAACCAGTTTTGGTTTGACACACGAAACCGCTTTGCCAGAATCAATTGACTACTACACGATGCAGGGGAAACCTGGAAGGGTCGCCTTCATTACTGGAGTTCGGGCAAATGAATCCATGATTCGTTACCGTTCGTGTGTACAGAAGTTGCATGAGAATTACATTGTCTCCCCATACAAAATGAAAAAAGGGATTCCACTCAAGTTTGCAAAAATAATCTATGACTGGCAAATGGATGATGTTCTTAAATTTATAACCGAAGAACATGGTGCAGAGTACTGCGAGTACTACGATGTTGCAGCGATGACCGGAAGTAACACCCGAGTCGGCATTCCGCTTCACTCTGTGGCAATACGAAGAATTGGTGACGTTATTGCAACGGAGCCTGGGTTCTATGACAGGTTGGTTGAGGTGTACCCAAGAATTGATTCTCAGAGGCGAATGTGGCCAGACTTTGATATTGAAGCCCTCATTGCGCTTTATGCACAAGATGGATTTGATGGAGCAGGCAAGTTCATTGACGAATACATTATTGGTCCGACCATGCAGAGAAGAGCTCGGGTTTATGTTTCAAAGTTCCGCACGAAACACATGCAAGACCCATTTTCCTATCCAATCAACTGGCTGATTCGGAATCTTCTTCTCAATGAAATCAATGTCACATCGGCATCGCCGGTTGGTCCAGGAACAAAAGCCCATGCTGTTCGCAGCACTGAAATAGTAGAGGTGGTATTGGATGAAAGTTGAAATGATAAATGTCGGAGAACTCAAGATGGCAGAATGGGCAGCAACCCACATTCTTAGACCAGACCTCCTTACTCTTGCAGTTTCTCTTGGTGACTACGGATTTATTCAGCCGATTATTGTGAGAAAAGCAACAAATGAGATTATTGATGGAAATCAGAGATTCCTCCTTGCAATCAGTAACCCCCACATTAAAGAAAAGGTCGGGCAAGAGATTCCGGTTCATTATGTTGACTGTTCATCCGCCCAAGCAATGATGATGCACCTTCAGCTCAATCGTGGGCGAGGTGTTCAACAGGTTCGCCGAGTATCAAGCATTATCCGAAAACTGTCAATATCAAAGGCTTATTCAACCAAAGACTTTGCAAGACTGCTCTCAATGAGGGTTGACGAACTTGAACTCCTTTTGGATGGAACACTTATCAAAATGAGGAAAATCCCACAACATACTTATTCTCGGGCATGGGTTCCGATTGAGGTTCCTGCCGGAGAAGAGACCCCTGTATCCATTGAAAGACCGCCAAATCCAGATAGATAGTTCTGGAGGTATTTAATAGTGGTAAAATCTGAACTGTAAATATTCACAGTTTGGAGAAGGTTCATGCCTACACCCGGAATGGGCGGAGAAGAAGGATTCAGTCTTACGCGCCGAATTGGCCGTGCCCTTGGCATTGGCAGAAGAGGTAGGCTCCGTGATGCTGTTCGTGACTTCCGCAAACCAAGACCTAAGGCTCGTGGTCGACGTGGCGACTTGCGACGTGGCGTAAACGAAGTCTCAAGACTCGGTAGATAAACAAAGGAGACCCTATGGCTTTGGTTTCCTTAGCCGAACTGAGGTCCTATATGGATATCAGTTTGACAAATCGTCAGCAAGATGCAGCGGAGCTAGTCCTTGATGGTCTACAAAGCGAACTAGAGGCATATCTCAGACGACCAATTGAGATTGAAACTTTTAACGAAGAGTACACATACCCAAGTACGGATACTGGAATCCCTATGGATTCTTTCTTTAAAAATTCAAATCCATATGGCTCGTCTTTTTATAGTTCATCTGTTGGTGACACGACCTACCTTGAACCTCCACAAACCATCTATTTAAGAAATTCCCCAGTTGTAACCGTTACTGAAGTTATTTACAAACCATTGATGGGTAATGAGCGAGAACTTGTAGAAGGTGTTGACTTCCTCATCAGGCGATACGGGATTGATGTATTCAGGGCTTTTGCAAACGACACCATTGAAGTCACCTATACGGCCGGACTCAATGGGGCAGGTATCCCGATGTTTAAATTGATGATTCTTCGTGCTGCTACCAGAGAAATGCAGAATATGCACGACGATGTTGTTGGAATCAAAGACCTAGAAGCAAGAAATGTTGCTCCAATGCAGACTGGTTTCCTAGAGACAGAACTTATGGCTCTTAAGAAATTCAGGCGGAATCGGATTGCATAATGGCTAGGTCCACATACATCCATATCAAAGTGGATGCGAAAAAAGCAATCAAGCGAATGGTTGACATGAAGAGGCGTGGCAAAGACTTCGCCCCAGTATTCAAGGAGGCTCGTTCTGGTCTTGAGGCATGGAACTCAGCGAACTTCACCCAGAACGGTGTTCCATCTGGAAGTCCTTGGAATGCCCTCCACTCATCAACCCTTCAATGGAAAGCGATGCACTACCCTGGGGCAACACCAATGGTTAGAACTGGTAAGTTGTTTAGAAGTTTGACAAGCCTCAAAGGTCCAGCAAATACGATTGGTGGAAATGAAGCAGAATTTGGAACAAACATCAAATATGCAAAATTTCATCAATACGGAACAACCAATATGGCGGCAAGAAAACTAGTCTTTGAACCACCGATGTTTGCTAAGAGGCTTGCACGGATTGCCGCCAATTATCAGGCGCATGGAAAAGTTGGGAAAGTGACTAACTCATGATTGACCTAATGCATGGACCGCAATACGCAAAGAAGTATGTCTCTGACTACCTTGAAAGAGATATGCCAATCCGCCTTGTTGCTTATAGAAACGGCTGGAATGTTGACGACGTCACCCTGCCAACACCGGTCAAGTACCTATCTTACGAACCAATCGCCCTTGATGATTGGCCAACGATTATTACCGTTGTCATGTCTACGAATAAGTTTGAGCGAATTGATTTTGACCATCATGACCCTGTTTACCGAGTTACCTACTCAATGCGTACATACGTGTGGGTTAGAACTGAGTATTCAGATGAGTGCACGACAATGAGGGACAGGCTCACCGTGGTCGTTCGCTCTGCCCTTTTGGACTATCCATGTATGCAGGCAACCGACCCACGCGAGTCGTGGATGGCTCGAATT